CATGGGGAACGCCGCGGAAGATGAAGAAATCCCGTTCTAGGAGGCGACTATGGTTTATAAATTCACAATCGACGGCCGCCCGATGACTAAGAAAAACAGCATGACTAAGACAAGGTATGGGCTTATTCAGTCCAAACAGTATCGTGATTATGAAAAAATGGCCCTGTGCCAGCTAATGACACAGAAGCCGAGGAGTTTCCGCACGATTGCTTGCGCGGCCCGGATGAACGTCGAATACTATATGCCGAACCGCAAAGGCTGGCCCGATCTCTTCGGGCTGGTCCAAGCGACGGCCGACATTTTAGAGAAAGCCGGTATCGTAGAGGACGACGGCTATATTGCCGATGTGGCCTATAGCTGCATCGCAGGTGTTGACCCGTTCTGGCCGCGCGCAGAAATCAAAGTCATTCCTATGCCGGACGACAAGCTCAACGAGCTGCATCCCAAACTTAGAAAAAAGTCAAAAAATGATTAACGATTCAAAGGAGAAAAGACAATGGCAAAAGAAATGACCAAGTACGAACTCATCGATGAAATCGCAGAAAAGGCATGCTGCACGAAATTAGATGCTAGAAACATGCTTAATGCATTCATCGATACGGTGACTGAACAGCTTGCCCAGGGCAATAAAATCAAGCTCATCGGCTTCGGCACGTTTGAAGTCCGTCAGCGCAAAGCTCGTGAAGGCCGCAACCCGCGCAACAACGAACCGATTCAGATTGAAGCTTCCAGGACCCCGGCTTTCAAAGTGGGAAAACAGCTCAAAGATTTAGTCAACGGGAAATAAGAGGCAGCCATGGGAAGATGCTACTACTGCCATCGGAACCTGGCTGGGCGCCGCATTCACTATGTGGTGACACCGGCTGGGAACCTGGCCCCGGTCTGTGCCGATGACCGGGAATGTAAACCGAAAGGCATCCCATGCTATGGACATAAGCCCAGGCTTCGACGCTCGCCACGGACGCGGGTTTTGAAACGGAATCAAGGAGGAAAATGACATGATCGATGACAAGATGGCAAAAATGGCCATAAACACCTTGAAAAAATATTGCAATACAAGCTTTAAAACGTGTAACAAATGTGCTGTAAAAGATGCGTGTTGTACGCCATGCCGAGTATTCGGAAATATGAATGAAATTAACGACGTTGGAACATTTGAAAGTTGGCGGAAGCCATCCGAAAGGCCGCCGAAATTTGACCTCAGACAGAAATACAGCGCAGATTTTCGGAAGTATATCAATGAAATCTTTTTGCGGGAGGCGGAAAAATACGAGCTCCCGATAAACACGGCCAACTCGATAAAATGGTCCGCAAACGGGAAAATCAAGGTCACGTTCGTCGACGATGATAACAAGACGAACTACATTGGCGTGGCGAAGTGCCATCCGGATGATGCTTTTAATCCGGAAATCGGCATTAAACTGGCTATTGAACGAGCGGCTCAAGATATGAGAAAGCCCTTCATTCCATATAGTGGTCAAGCATACTACTACGTGGATGGGGACGGAAGCGTTTGTCGCACTTATTATATCGGATCGGATGCTGGCATATTGAAGGTGGCTATGGGGAATTGTTTTAAGACAAGAGCACAGGCGCAAGCGAATGCAGGCATAATGATGAAACGGCTGGAAAGAGCTATAGAGCTGCTGAAGACGTTACGAGAATAAGGAGATGAATAACATGGGGATTGTCTACGAACGCGATTACCCGAAACCTGGGGAAAAGTGGAAACACTTTAAAGGACACGTCTATGAAATCCTCTGCATCGCAGGTGATACAGAGACAGATAAACTCGTCGTGGTGTACCAGGATACAGAAAAACCACACTTATACTGGGTGCGCCCGCTGGGTATGTTTATGAGCGAAGTTGACCATGAAAAATACCCGGATGTCACATGGAAATGGCGTTTCCAAAAGGTGGCTGATGCAGAGTAATGACCGAACGAGAAGCGCAAGGTCTGATTGAAGACGAATACATGGAGGATGATGTAAATGCGATGGGTAGATGTGAATGAGCAACTGCCCATTCCGTCCCGGCGTGTATTGGTAGCGATGCATGCCGGCACGGAGTGGGAATTTAAAGCCGTCGGGGTATTTTGCTGGGACCATTGGATCGTAGACGGGGAAACCCGTCTCATCCCGATGTGTGAAGTAGATTATTGGGCGCCGATAGCCTCGACGCCGAAGCGATAAGGAGGAGTGTAGAAGAATGATGAAACAAATAGTGTGGCTTGGGATCATCATTTACGCCGTCGTATGCATGGCGGCTTTCGTGACGATGCTCATCATGATTTTCAGGTGAGGTGGTGTGATTGTGGAAAACTGGTACAAACCTGGCCCGGTACATTGCCGGCAGATGACAGAGGAGGAGCGCCAGCACTACA